ACAGGTCAATCTGCTCTCCCCTTCAAAAATGGCCCGCACCCCCAGAACTAACGCGCAACGCTACTTCCTCACATATTCGCAAGCGCACGCACTCGATATCGACGATCTTGCAAACTTCCTTCACGCGCTTGCACCCTCCTGGTTAGAGATCGTTCAAGAGAACCACCAAGATGACGGAATCCATTACCACGTCGTGCTCTGCTTCGACGAAAGATTCCAACGTGCCCTCGACGTCTTCGACCTCGACAACCACCACCCCAACATCGCTATCATCAAAAACGCTTCCGGCGATCTCAACAACCGCCGTCACTACATTAGGAAGGGGGCGGACCGGCCTAAAGAGAGCGAACACACTATCGCGGACCACAAGAAAGGGCCGTGTGATTATATCATCGAGCCCGACACCCGAGGGGAAGTTCCCCCCTACTCTACTTCGGCAGGACGCCTCAATTGGGGAGGAATTCTTGAATCCGCGAAGTCCGAGGAGGAGTTCCTCATCCTCGTCCGGGTTAACCAGCCTACAGAGTGGGTCCTCCGCAACGACAGCATCGTTAAATACGCGAAGACGCACTACAAGGCCGCGCGTGAACCAGAAAAAGTCTATCCTCCAGAAAGCTGGGTCGTTCCTCCCGCCCTGGATGATTGGGTCGCCGAAGTCTTCAGCGACGTGAGTACCAGAGGTGTTTTGGTTATTACTCTTTGTTCCGGCACCGTCACCGGTACCTCCCTTATTCATTGATTTGTGGTTAATAGTTTGATTACTTAGCCCAGGCCGGACCGTCCGAAAACCCTCCTCCTTGTTGGCCCCACCCGACTTGGTAAATCCGTGTGGGCAAAATCACTCGGTCGTTACAGTTACATGTGCGGCATGTGGCACTCCGATGAGTTCGACGAATCCGCACAATACCTTATATTAGATGATTTTGAATTTGATTTCTTCCACGGTATGCGTAAAGCCATCTGGGGGGCACAAGAAGTCTTTACGACCACGGATAAGTGGAGGAAAGGGGTAGCTAGATGGGGGAAACCAACTATTTGGATCTGCCAGGAGGAACATAACCCGTTCACGGCCGTCAACCGGAAGACCGGCTTAGCGGTCATGGATGAGACGGAACGGGACTGGTATAAGCAGAATTGTGTAGAAGTTCATGTTAATACAAAATTTATACGTTTGAGAACATGTTCTGGCCGTTCAAATAGAAGAGACATCATATGAAGATGGAAATACAGAAAGAATAAATTATTTTTATTAAGCGCCCTACATGCCGGACCCTTTTCCCGACTTTCAGCTGACCACAGGACAGCTAACGGGGGGCCCATTCCGGCTTCACCTTAGGCACTAATGTGAGGGGCACTTGTGTATTTATCAAGCGTCCTTGAAGTAAACTACAGTATCGATTGTTCCAGCGATCCCCGTCATGAGATTTGTTTGCCCCTGCGCATAAATCTCAAGGACCCAATATAACTGCTGTCCCTTGATGGCGCCCATCGTTGTGTTGATGGTAAGCGACTCATCACTATTACTAGTTATTTTCCGTCGGAGTGGGATGTAGAACTTCTTATCCAGCACTTCCGACCCTATACTACTGACGCGCATCCTAAACTTCCTTTGGAAGACAATATCTGTGACCTGTGTGTTCCACATGGACCACGTCGGTATTGTGGATTGCTGTTGCTCGAATATGCGATCGCCAGGGCCGGGACCATTGGTACCGGCAAAATAGAAGGAATCACGGTAAACCGTGAATCGGTACATGGCATCGGGATTGACGGTTGGCAGGATGGAGCCATGAAAGCTCCACCTTAACCCGCGCAAATTAATTTGATCACCGATGAAGGATGCGTCACTATTTACGGCGGTGTTGCTCTCCCTTGGCAGGTCGCTCAAGAAATTGCGACGGATCACCGCGTTGTTACCCGAGACATACCCCGCTGCCGTGAGCGCGGTGCTGATGTCCGTGCTGACCATGTAACGCTTGGTCTCGACCTCCCCCTGCGAGATGGCCTTGATCGCGCGGACCATGTGCTGTGAGAGGCGTTTGGGCGTCTTGCGCTTGCTGCGGTGGCCGCGACGCGTCTTCCTGTGGTACGCCATGGCATGGACCCCGGGGTTGGTTTGTTTGGTTTCGTGGTTGGCTTCGTGGGTGGCTTCGTGGGTCGCGTCGTGGTACTTGCGCCGCAGTTGCTGCGGACCCACGCTTGTTTTTATATATATAGGGGAGCGAGGGAGCGAGTATTGACCTGAAGAATCTTA